CGCCTGCTGTTCCGTTATTACTCCCAGCCGCCCCACCCGCGCCACCGGCTGCAACCGTCACCGTTCCAGAATTGGAATTGGACGATACATCAAACCAAGCAATGGCCGTCGCGCCCGCGCCACCACCTGACCCGCCTGCAAATTGTGAGGCGGTCCCGTTAACAGCGCCACCACCACCGCCGGCCCCTGTGACAGTCACTCTAATAAACCTGCATCCTGTTGGCTTTGTCCAAGTGCCGGATGACGTGAATACTTGCACGGTAGGGGCTTTGTTGCCGTTGATTGTGGTCCCGCTAATTTCAAATCCACTTGCGGGCGTTAGTTCCTGAACATCGCCGGAACCGGAAGCGCTCCCACGTCCAAGAATTCGAGACGCCGCCGACACGTTTTGCATTTTGGCGTAGGTAACGGCGTCGTCTAAAATACCAGCAGTTGGTAAGCCTGTGCAGTTTGTTAGCGTACCAGACGCAGGCGTGCCGAGTGCGGGCGCTGTCAGCGTTTTATTCGTGAGCGTTTGCGTGCCTGTTAGCGTGACGACTTCCACGCCGCCCGCTTTAACGACGCCGGTTCCTTTGGCTGCTAGACGTAGATCAATGTTTGTGTCGTCGCCCGCCGCGCTGATTTGCGGCCCGACTGTCGTTTCGGTGTTCAGAACCTCAATATAGTTGACCGCGCTGGACGTTTTCCGGAAACGAACCGTTTCATTACCGGAATCGTCATTGATGCCGGTGTTGTCGTCCATGCCAATGCTGAACCCATTGGCATCGATGTTTGCAAACCACTCAAGGAAGTTCTCGCGCGCCGCCGTGATCCCGACCGTGGCCGATCCTGACAGGTTGATCGCGGAATCGGAATTCGTGCTCTTCAGCACGTTGCGTGTAAGCGTCGTCCCTGAGGACGTATAGGTCCCGTAACCAATCTCGCGATTCGCGCCTTCCTCGATGACATACGTCACGACTTCGCCGTTGCTGACGCCAGACAGGGCGAAAGTCAGAAACCCCGACACCGCCGTTGACAGGGTGATAGTCCCCGTCCCAGTCGTCGCCGTGTTCATCTTGGCGAGGTTGTAGAGCTTCCCTGAAGCCATGTCTTAGGCCGCTCCCACTTTGCCGTTCAAGGCCCGCGACAGGGCGGCAATCTCGTTGTCCATGGCGAACAGGGGCGCTTTTGCCGTGTTGAGGGCCTGAGCGACAGGGGCCAACGCCGCCTTTTCCTGCTCGATCTTGGCTACTCTTGCGTCAACGTCGGCTTGGAGCGGTGCCAATCTGGCGACAAGTGCTTCTCGCTCGCGCCGCAGATCATGAAACCGCTTTTGCATGTCGGCCGTGCTCATCGTTGTTCCCCTTATGCCAGACTGAACACGCCGTTCGTGCCGTCGAAGTCCACGGTGAACGTCTCGCCGTTGGCCAACGTCAGAGCGGACCCATAGTCCCACCATCCAATCAGCGGATCGGCTGGAGAAGTCGGGCTGTCATTGTAAAGCACGGCGTATCGGAACGGGCCCACTGCCCCCGTGGCCGTGAAAGTTACGTCGGCGCAGATGAGCCGGTAGGTTCCAGAAGTCTGCGACGACGACGACGTGGTGACGCTTGCCCCGCCGGCCGTGTAGCCGTTGCCCGCCGAAATATCCGTCAGGTCAGCCTTGACGCTGTTTGACGAAGATGGGGCGGAGTTCGTCAGCATGACCTTCAGCGTATGAGACTGAAAGTTATGGACGGCCTCGGCCATGTTCTCAACGAAGGCATGGAATTTATTGAACGTTGCCATGACGGCTCCCCTAAAGAGTGCGGGCCGGAGTTTCCCCCGGCCCGTCTGTTCCCGTTACTGGAGCACGTAGGAAACGGCGAGTTCCAGCGTCCCAGCCGCGCCCGTCGCCGGGCCGGCCTGAACCAGAACCGAGATCACCGTTTCAGAGGTGTACTGGTAGAACTGGCCCGTCGATGACACCAGCGCGGAACTGGTGCCGCCCGCCTGGCCGATGGTTGCTCCATCAATGAGCCGGTCCGTGTCGCCCGTGTCGCCAACATCAAGCACGATGGACGGCGAGCCGCCCGTATCGATGTCGGTAGACTTCAGCGTCACGGCGGTGATCCTGGCATTCGCAGGCACGCGAAGCATCTGGTACACGTCATTGGCCGCGGGGGCCGCCGTCATCGTGTACGAACTGTAGATCGTGTGTTCGATGCCTGCGAGGTCGTGATGAAAGGCCGTATTACCGGCATTGGCCTTAGTGGCCGTGAAGGTAGCCATGTGAATTTTTCCTTATGAATGAGGGATTGAGAAAGAAAGGGGCCCTTAGCGGGCCCCCCTCACTCATCAGGCATCCGCAGCGGCTGCGAAGTAGCCCGTCACAACACCGTGATCCTTGTAATCGTCGGTGTCGGTTGCGCCGGTTCCGAAGCGGAGCTTTTCGGTCTTGTACCACTGCTTGATGCCAAGGCCGACTGCACGCTTGTAGTCGAAGTCCTCTTCGACGGTTTCCGGACGCATCGCCCATGCCATGCCGAGCGCCTGAGCGCCGCACAGATAGCAGGGACGAACGACGGCCGACGACGCACCGACCGCACCGATGGCAGGAATGTCCTCAATCTCGTAGATGTAGACATTCTCCCAGACGTAATCCGCGCCCGTGAACAGGGGGTTATCCATGCCACGGTTGCGAGCGTCACGGTTAGCCTGAGCGAACGTCGAATTCGCCGCGAGATCGCGCACCATCTGCGTAGGAGCGAACATCACGAACCCGTCAGACGAGCCGATTTCCGATTTTGCGCGGATCGGGCGAATCTTGGGGTTTGCCACCTTGGCCATGCGCTTCATCAGCGAAATGGCGTCCGGCGTGAGCTTGTCGTTCGTTGCGTCGATGTTGGCCAGCGAAGCCGAATGATCGTTGGACGAGTTATTCGAGATCGCCGCACCGAACAACACGCGGTCGGCGTTGTCCGCGAGCCAAGCGTCCTTCTCCGTCTCCGTGGCCGACGCATAGGCCGTGCCGTTGATGGACCCGAGCGCTTCAATGATATTGTTGCGGTCGAGTTCCATGTTCCAATCCATAAGGATGTCCTTATGGGCCTGGCGAAGATCGATAGCCGTTTTCTGGGCTTCGAACTTTTTGAAGCGGACGGCGTGCGCATATTCACGCACCCGGACCTGGAACGAGCGAAGCTGTGCATCTTCTTCCGCGCCTTCCAGCGCTTCGGTTGCACCCTTTGCCGTGCCGGTGAGCCGGTTGACGAGAGTGAAGGTCACGCTGTCGCCGGGCTTTTTGGTCAAGTCTTCCTTGACCTGGATCATCTTGGCTGATCCCGTGCCCATGAACTGCTTGAACCAGTTGTTGTTCAGGTATTCCGTGAAATACCGTTCGTCCCACTGCTGGACAGTCAGGCCAGAGGGGACCGAGGTCGTAGCCATGAAAGGCCTCCGTTATCCTATGATGTCTTCAAGGGAGACGGGGCCATTGCTCGGAGCGTAGCGCCCGGATTTCGGGTCGCGTGGCTGCGTTGATGTGGCACCCGCCAACGATTTTGGCGCGGGCGCCCTAGGCGCTTGAGCTTGAGACGGCTGCGTTCCGAGTTCAGCCATGAGTTCTTGCCTGATCTGCTCGCGCAAATTGGCTTCGAACGCATCAGGGTCATTGCCGATACGCTTTTCCGCCCGGTGCTTCTTGCCGACCTCGTAGACAAACTTGGCCGGCATAGGATGGGCAACGAGCTTATGTGCAAGGCTCGGATCGGCCGTTATGGCCTCAAAGAACTCTTGCTTCATTTCTGCGTAGTCAGGCTTCTGACTCATCAACTCCTCAGACATGACAACGCGGGTTTCATAGATCGCCCGTTGCTGCTGTCTATTGTGCCAGGCGATGGCCCCTTCCGGGTCCGTCCAGGGGTCTGGCGGGAGGTCCGGCTGGGCCTGCGGCTGTGGCACCTGAGGCTTTGGCTGCTGCAACGCCTGCATCTGACGTTGCAACTCGGCAAACTGCTTTTCAAACTCTTGGCGCTTGCGGCGCTCGTCTTCGAGGGCCTTCAGCGGGACACGAGGTCCGTCATCTTGAGGCTGTGCGGCATCGGCTGGCGGCTCCGGTGCCTCTGGTTTATCGCCCGTTTTTGCGGGTTCCTGCTGAGTTTCAGGCTGTGAAACCGTCGCCTCAGGCTTGGAATTCCCGTCGATCAGTGCCTCAAGTGTGTTTCCCGTGGTCTCCGTCATTGGTCCCTCATAATCGCCCGTTCAATCGCCGGCGGCGCGTGTGGTCGTGATCGCCCGAAGCCCGGCGGCGGCACGCAAACTAAAAACCCGCCGGTTGGGCGGGCTGTTCCTGAACCATTTGGCCGTTTGCCACTTGCGGCGGGGGCTGCCCCCCAGCTTCCACAATGGCCGGCACGGTGATCTGGTTGACTGGATTGGCGAGCATGTCGGCTTCAACGAGAAGCTTCTGCGTCTCAGCAACAAGCTTTTCGATCTTGGCCTGCATCTCAGCCATTTGGAGTTGCTGGGCTTCCATCTGCGCCTGAAGCGCCTGCGGGTTCTGAGCCGAGTCCATTTCTTCGATGATCTCGGATTTGTTCCGAAGGTTCGATGCCTTGATGTAAGCCTTAGGGGGAAGCTGGACGCCTGCACGGGCCAACTCGACAAGGCCTTGGAACTGCTCTGCGGCAAGGTTCGCCGTGTCGGGCACTTCCTCAAGAATGATGTCCATGTGCATTTCGGCCGGCACGTTCTCGCGGCCTGCGATCATGGCCAACTGTTGAGCCTGCACCGGGTCTTGCATCATGGCTTGAAGCTGAGCGGCGATTTCCTGGGGAGGAATGCCCTTCTTCTCCATGTCCTTGCCGAGCTTTTCGCCAAACGTGATTGGCCGGTTCATGCCGACAAACCGGACGTTCTTTTCATCGTCCGTGACGCGAATCCACCATTCTGCGTTCTTGTACTGTCGAACCAGATTCCACATGCCGCGGTACATGCGGCGCTTCCAATGCCGGTGACGGTCCATCAACCGGCTGATTTCCGTCTGCCCGCCCTGCTGACTTGCGAGAATCGCCCGGCCGGAGGCTGAATCCCCGGATTTGCCCTGCATCGAAGCGTTCGGGCCGATCAACTCAATCTCGTTTTTTGCCTCCTGCAACAGTTGCAGATGGCCCGCGATATTGGCGTCATCCCGGTTGATTTCGAGTTCGAAACCGGGATTGCGCTCGATCACGCCATCCGGCTTGGCCAGCTCATTGCGGAGCATGTCCACATCATCGACGGCCCCGCGCTCCAAGAGCACTTGCTTGACTGTCAGCATGTGAAGCGCCTTCGACCGGCGCTTGTTGATTTCGTCCTGGGGGCCAATCATGATCTTAACCAGCCCGTACCGCTCGTTATCGCGGTTCACATAGGCCGATTGCAGCATCATGGGGCACCAAGACAGCCCGTCCTGATCCACGAATGGCACGTCCCCACCTTGAAGCTTTCCGCCCTTAGTGAAGATGCACCATTTCCAGACGCCACCCTCCTTATGGTACATCTGAACGATGCGGACCCGCTTGCGGGCCTTGCCTGAGACCCATTTTTGCCAGGGCCGGTCATCGTAGGTTTTGGAGTTCGTGTTCTCGTTGAGCGTAAGGTTGATCGCCTCAGTCGCTTCCGGCCACTTCTCGCGGGCCTCTTCCTCATCCATCCAAATGACGCCGCCCAAATAGCGGGCGTCTGAGAAGTCGGGCTTGCGGGAGTGCGGATCGTAGAAAAGCCGGTCCCAGTCCCAGCCTACGACGCTGATCTTCCCCGTCTGTTCGTCAACCGTGAGTTCAGCCCCGCCGAACCCTTCAATCAACATATTTTCCCAGACGTTGGACGACACTTGGTCGAAGTCCGTGTCGTCCTCGATGTACCTCAAGGCATCCGTTGCCGCTTCGGCCGCGTCCTCGTCCTGCTCATTGCGTGGATAGGCCCTAGGATCGGTGCGGTTCGACGCCTCATAGCCGATGAGGTAGTCAATCTTAGGCTGGATGCGGTTGATGATGATATCAGGCTGACCGCGGTCCTGGAGAGCCTTCAGCTCTTTCGCCGTCAATTGCCGGCCGTCGTAGTAGTCGCGAGCCTGTTCAGACGCCTTGCGGGCCGTGTCGGTAGCTTCTTCGCTGTCCTCAAACCATGTGACGAGCTTGGACACATAGCCATCATCGTAGGCCGCCGCCTCAGCCGTCTTTGCCGCTACAGCTTGAGGCTGCGCGGCGAGGATGTCGGTCAGTTCTGCCAATTTATCGGCCCTTCCAGCTCACGGAGCCTTGTTCCTGCCGGCGGCGCGCGAATGCGGCCTGCCATTTATCTTGCCTCGGTTGCTCGGGCTTTGGCCCTCGACCGGCCGACATCGTGTCGAGCATCCGGCCAACGAGCCCCAAAGCATCCACTTGGTCATCGTGTTTCCCTACGGGAAAGTTCATCATCTCCCCGAGCAAGTCCGCGACCCATGGCGCGTTGTGCGGCAGGTAGACCTTGCCCATCGCTGCCCGTGCCTGGAATGACCGGCATCGGGTCGGCTTGTCGGCTACAGAGGTCATTTGTTCCCGCCGGCAATAAACCCGGCGCTCTCGCATCCGCTTATCGATAAACGGGCCAAGAGACTTGATGATCTGGCCCTGCTCCTCGCCCCAGTTCAGCGGTTTGTGCCGGGCAATCAGGTTGATGAACTCCTCAACCCAAACGTGGCTTTCCGATTGAGACCGCCACACGTCGAGGATGTAGAGGTTGTCGTCAGGATCGACACCGGCAACGATGTGAACCGTATAGTCGCCGCCCTTGGCCGTTACCGCGTAGTCCGAAGCGCCGTAGGTTCGCAGATGGTTTGGCGCTACCGTGTAGAACTTGAACCATTCCCGCTTGAAGTATTCGCCTTCGTCCGGTGACGGCCGTTGCTGATACAGTGCTGACCAATCCCGCGCCGGTAGAACAGACCTATACCGTTCCAACGTGCTGAGCGGGTAGAACTCAGGCCAAAGCGCCTCGCCGTTATCATTGATAGCGGGAAGCTCTAGAATCTCCCACTTGTCGCCGCCCTTGGCTTCTTCGGCCAAAAGCCGCCCCGACAAATCATCTTCGTGCCAACGGGTCTGAATGACGATGATGCGCCCTTTAGGGGCAAGCCGTGTGTAAGCGGTCGAAGTGTACCAGTCCCAGACCTTCTGCCTCTGAACCTCGCTGTCCGCTTCCTCCCGATCCTTGATTGGGTCATCAATCAGAAGAATATCAGCGCCGCGACCCGTGATCGCCGTTCCAACGCCTGCCGCCACATAGCTGCCGCCCTGCGTCGTGTTCCACCGGTTCGCTGCCCGACTGTCCTCAGCAAGTGCCGTGTCGAATAGCGGGGTGTATTCCTCAGAAGCAACAATGTTTCGAACCTGCCGCCCGAAATCGCCCGCAAGGTCCGAGTTGTATGAAGCCGCAATCACGCTCTTGGTTGGATGTCGGCCCAAGAACCAAGCCGGGAAGCGCCGCGAGGCCAACTCTGACTTTCCGTGCCGCGGCGGCATGTTGATCATGAGCCGATCAATATCGCCGCGCTCTACAGCCTCAAGGCGGTGGGCAATCAGCTTATGGTGCCCAGCCTCAATGTAGCCTGGCAGCGTGTATTTCGTGAACTCAATGAGAGACTGCCGGGCCTTCCGTCTCGTCAGAAGCTCCCGTGCCGCCTGCGAGGGCGAGAGTTGCGAGCGCTGCGAGTTCATCATCCGTTAGCTCATACTGGCTCTTTGTCGCGACGGACCCGCTGTGCTCGATGGCGTTCAGGCGGGGATGCACATAAGGCGCTGCGGCGACTGCGGCCTTGTAGCGGAGTTCGGTATCGTTGTTCGGGTCCGCCAGAAGCGACATGAGATATTCCAGCGGAGTAAGCTCTGCGTTCACGACCGAAAGCCGCGAGCGCTCGATCAGCAACTCACGGCTCTTGGATTTACGGCCGGCGTTCGGCCTCGCACCACCTCGTTTTGCCACTTTTGATTTCCGTCCTCTATTCAAACGCGAGCCGCGAATTCAAAGAGATCGAATGTTTTCAACGGCCTAGTTTCAAACCGCTGATTTTAGGCCGCGCCCTTCAGTTCTGCCCCCGTGGTCTTGAGCATATTGGCGAGGTCACGGGCGAACTTATCCTCAACCCGATAGTTCTCTCTGATCACTGTAACGTCAGAGGGTTCGCGCCCATGCAGGGTGTGGCTGATCCAGCGACGAAGCTTAAGACCCCAGTTGAGGGGAGTGCGGGAACCTTCCGCGATGCACTCAAGGATAGCCTGGCGGGCGGACAGGAAGCTGAGGAAGATGGAGATAGCGATGATCTGGAACAGGGCGCTGGAGACTTCCGCGTCCTGCTCAGTGACGCCCATCCAACCGGTGAGGATCACCATGTCGGATCGAGCTTCAGAGGTTTCAACGGGAGTTGCAGACGCAGCGTCGCGAGCCTTGTCGTAGGCTAAGCGGGCAACCTTCACTTCTTCCGCAAGGGTCGCCTTTTCGACGGCAAGGGCTTTCTCAGCAATGGCTAGGCGGTAGGCATCGCAGAAAGCGCGGGTTTGCGGGCCCTTGGTTTCGGTGCAACCGGCCGTCTTATCCCAAAACCGGTTGCTCATGGCGTTGTCGATATCGGCCTGAGCGGCTTCCGGCGTGCGCACGGGCTTGCCGTTTACCGCGGTATCCATCCAGGAAAGGCGGTTCTGAAGCCGGTCCAGATCGGCTTTGGAGGCCTTCAGGTTGTCCTGGGCCGAGACGGTCTGCATGTAGGCCGCTTTGTGGACGTTGGTTTTCGCGGCTTCCTTCTCTGCGGCTGCGCCCATCCAATTGAACACGCCATAGCTGAAGGCGACGAACCACACCGCAAGGCTGGCAATGGCGGCACCGACGCGGCCAGCCCACCATGCCTTTACGGTGTCCTTGATGGTCATCATCTCCGTGATGAGAGCGGCGACACCGAGCGAAATGCCGAAGTAGAGCGCATAGTTAGGGATGTCAGCGCCGGCCTTCTTGGCAATCGTGAGGACGCCAGCGAGGATGACGAGCCCCATTGCAAGCGAGTGCTTGGCGGGGATCATACTAGAAAGGGATTTGCTGGCCCCAACGAGGCCGCCGGACTGAGTTGACATGGGTTGCTC